TAGGGAAGCACTGACCAATCCGGCAGAGGAGAACGTGTTCAGGCAGCTTCGCCTGAACCAGTGGGTCGGCAGTACGGTAGCCTGGATACCGGAACACATTTATGACCTGGGAGACACCCCGATAGATATAGACCGCCTGAAGGGCCGTGAATGTTACTGCGGACTGGACCTTTCCAGCACCAGCGACATTACGGCTTTTGTCATGGTGTTCCCTCCGATGCACGAGGGAGATAAATACATCGTGGTACCGCACTTTTGGTTGCCGAGAGAAACTCTGGATCTCCGGGTGCGGCGGGATCATGTGCCGTATGACGTATGGGAGAAGATGGGGCTGTTCCATGTGACGGAGGGCAATGTGGTCGATTACAACTTTGTCCGAAAGACGATCAACGAGCTGGGTATGGAGTACCACATCAAAGAGATCGGTGTGGACCGGTGGAACGCTACGCAGCTGATCACGGATCTGGAAGGCGACGGTTTTACGATGGTTCCCATTGGCATGGGCTTCAAAGACATGAGCCCCGGCATGAAGGAACTGTATAAGCTCCTGCTGGAAGGCAAGATCATCCATGGCGGCAATCCTGTGCTCCGCTGGATGGCAGGAAATGTGGTGGCTGAGATCGATGCGGCGGAGAACATCAAGCCCAGTAAGAAAAAGAGCACAGAGAAGATTGACGGTATCGTTGCCTGGATCATGGGACTGGACCGAGCCATCCGCCATGAACAGCAAGGCAGTGTATATGACGATCCGGAGCATGGGCTCTGGGTCTTTTGAGGAGGGAGTATATGGGCTGGAGAGAATGGTTCGGCTTTAGCAAGCCGAGAGACGCTCCCGTAGAGGAGCTGCCAAAGGTAGAAGACAACGTCCGAGATTCGGGCGGTGTTTTTGTTTTCGGGCAGACACTCAGCGGAGAGCGAGTAGATGAAAAGTCCGCGCTGCAGATTGCAACGGTGTATGCCTGTGTGCGCCTGCTGGCGGAGACAGTGGCAAGCCTGCCGCTGCATCTATATAAGTTCACCGAAAAGGGCGATGGCAAAGAACGCGCCACAGATCATCCGCTGTATAAGATCCTGTACCGGCAGGCGAATCCGGAGATGACGAGCTTTTCCTTCCGGGAAGCCATGATGATGCACCTGCTTCTTTGGGGCAACGCCTACGCACAGATCGTGCGGGACGGCAAGAACGGCATCCTGGGCCTCTATCCGCTGCTCCCGGAAAACGTGGAGATCGACCGGGCGGAGAACGGGGATCTGTTCTACACCTACCATGCCTATACGGATGAGGTACCCGGTGAACACGATAAAGACATCATCTTCCAGCGGGACGAAATCCTGCATATTCCAGGGCTCGGCTTCAATGGTTTGGTCGGGTTTTCCCCAATTGCCATGATGAAGAACGCCCTCGGCACCACGCTGGCAGTAGAAAAGTACGGCAGCGCTTTCTTCAAGAACGGTGCGCAGCCTGCCGGTGTTCTGGAACATCCGGGCGTACTCAAAGACCCGCAGAAGATCCGGGATAACTGGATGAACGCCTATGGCGGACCGGGGAATGCGCACAAGGTCGCTGTGCTCGAAGAGGGCATGGCGTATAAACCGATCTCACTGCCTCCGGAAGACAGTCAGTTCCTCTCCACCAGAGAGTTTGGTGTGGAAGAAATCTGCAGAATCTTCCGCGTGCCTCCCCATATGGTCCAGGACCTGAAGCGGGCGACTTTCAACAATATCGAGCATCAGTCCATTGATTTCGTGATGCACACGATTATGCCATGGCTGATACGGATCGAACAGGCGTTGATCAAGGACGTCTTGATTGAGGAAGAGCAGGATCAGTATTTCCCCAAGTTCAATGTGGATGGTCTTATGCGCGGCGATTACCAGTCCCGCATGAACGGCTATGCTGTGGGCTTCTCCAACGGCTTCTTAAGCCCCAACGACATTCGCAGGCTGGAAAACATGGACCTGATTCCTGCTGAAGAGGGCGGGGACGATTATTACCTGAACGGTTCCTACACTAAGCTCAAGGATGCAGGCTCCGCCTACGGTGCCAATCAGGTGGCTGAGCAGGAAAAGCAAGCAGCAGAAGAGCCGGAAGATCCACCTAAAGAATCAGAAGACACACCAGATGAGGAAGAGCAGGATGGGAGCAAAAATCACGCCGAGCGTCATGCGCAGCGCAAGGCAGAACGACGGGGGCAGAAACCCCAGAAAGGCAGGTAAACCGAAGTGATGAAGTTTTGGAACTGGGTTCACGACGACAGCGGCGGCAGGGTCCTCCGCCTGGAAGGGCCGATTGATTCGGAGTCCTTCTGGGGAGATGAGATAACCCCGCAGATGTTCCGGGATGAACTCTATGAAGAGGAGGGTGACATTACTCTCTGGATCAATTCCCCCGGAGGGAATGTGTTTGCAGCCGCTGAGATCTATACCATGATCCGGGATTACCCCGGCAACGTGACGGTCCGGATCGCCAGTATCGCGGCCTCCGCTGCGTCGGTTGTGGCGATGGCTGGCAATCTCGTGCAGATGTCTCCGACAGCGCTCCTCATGATTCATGATCCTTCCACCATTGCCATGGGCAACGCCAAGGACATGGAAAAAGCGATCACGACCCTGAACGAGGTCAAAGAGAGTATCATCAACGCCTATGCGGCAAAGACATGTCTCTCCAGAAACCGTATCAGCAAACTCATGAGCGATGAGACCTGGCTGAATGCCAAAAAGGCAGTAGAGCTTGGCTTCGCAGATGAAATTCTTTTTGCGGACAAACCGAAACCGGAAGATCCGGAGGAAGACCCGGATGAGAAGCCGGATGATCCTGACAAGGAGGAAGGCGGAGATGAAGGAGAAGAGGAAGAGAAGAAAAAGCCTTTTAAGCTCAGGGAGACTGACGCCATGTGGCTGTTCTCCTCGCGGCTTATGGGTGAAACCATCCTCAACCGGCTCGGAGCGGAATGTGAGCCTCATGGCAAAGACACAGAACCGCAAACCGATGCTGCGGCACCGAAACCTCCCGAGGCAGGGCTGAATGATCCTCCTGCGGAAGATAAGCCAGAAGTGCCGGTGATCGGCATGAACGGAAAAACCAAGGACGGCGCAATGCCGTATGAAATCCTGAAAGACAAGCTGGAGTGGCTGAAATGAGCTGCCCCGGCTTTCTTTATACCCAAAATCAAAAAAATGACCGGCGCGAAAGCCGGAGAAAGAGGTCTATCTATGAATAAGATTATGGAACTGCGTAATAAGCGCAATACCCTCTGGGAACAGACCAAGGCCTTCCTGGAGGAGCATCGCGGCGAGAACGGCCTTGTAGAGGCTTCCGCTGTCGAACAGTATGACCGCATGGCGGCCGATGTACAGGCTCTTGGCACAGAGATTCAGCGTCTGGAGGAACAGGCGGCTTTTGAAGCGCAGCTGGCGGCTCCGACATCTCGCCCTGTCACCAACAAGCCCATGAGCGGCCATAAGGCGGAGAACGTGGCCCCGACCGCGACCGATGAGTACGGTAAGGCCTTCTGGGACATGATCCGCAATCAGGGCGACCAGTTCGCGGTCCGCAATGCCCTGTCTGTCGGTGAGGATACTGAAGGCGGCTATACCGTGCCCGATGAGTTTGAGCGCAAGCTCATTCAGGCGCTGGAGGAGAACAACATCTTCCGTCAGCTGGCGACCGTCATCCGCACCAACTCCGGCACCCGCAAGATTCCGATTGCGACCGACACCATGGAAGCGTCCTGGATCGATGAGGGTGAGGAGATCCCGGAGACCAACACCCAGTTCGGTCAGACCACGCTGTCTGCTTACAAGCTCGGCACGATGATCAAGATCAGTAACGAGCTGCTTCATGACTCCGCCTTCGATCTGGCCAGCTATATTGCTGCCCGCTTCGGTGTGGCAATGGGCAACGCGGAAGAGCGTGCCTTCTTCACCGGCGACGGCGACAAGAAGCCTCTCGGCATCCTGGCGGAAACCGGCGGCGCTCAGCTCGGTGTGACTGCGGCGGAGGAGGATCTTGTGACCTTCGATGAGATCTTCGACCTCTACTACAGCCTGAAGTCCCCGTATCGTCGGCAGGCGCAGTTCGTCTGCAACGAGACCCTGCTCCTGCAGCTGATGAAGCTGAAGGACAAGAACGACAACTATATCTGGAAGCCCTCTCTGGATGTGGCCAAGCCTGATACCATCCTGGGCCGTCCGATCCGCACCAGCTCCTTCATGCCTGGTATTGCTGCCGGTGAGAAGGTTCTGCTGTTCGGCGATCTTAAGAACTACTGGGTCGCTGACCGCCAGAACCGCACCTTCCGTCGCCTGAACGAGCTGTACGCCCGTACCGATCAGGTCGGTTTCCTGACCACCCAGCGTGTGGATGGCCGCCTGATCCTGCCCGAGTCCGTGAAAGTTCTCCAGATGGCCGCCCAGGGCTGATAAGAGAAGGGAGGGTGCCGGTTTATGGTAACACTTGACGAAGCGAAAACCTACCTGCGGGTAGACAGCAGTGACGAGGATGCTTTAATCGGCATCCTCCTGGATACTGCCACGAAGCTGTGCGTGGATGTGGCGAGATTAAGCGAGACACAGTGGAGCGAGATATGCGGGGAGGATGTGGAGGAGAAGTCCTACGATG